GATTGTTTGACCGTCTTTGGTCCAAAACTCGTATTCCTCGACGCTTTTCTTTTCAACAGTTGTTAATACCCAAGTGGCCATATTAATCTCCTTGATATCTAGCTTGGAACGGTTCAGCATACGATTGTATGTTGTCTGCAATCTTTTTCATGTCCCATGCGTTGCAGAATTTTAGCATACGAATACCTACCTGATCTACAGTTTTAGGTACTGCATTTGTTTCAATTGTTTCACGAATACATTGTTTAATGTCAGCAGGTTGTGCTGTAAGGTCGCACAAGTGTACATTACGTAGATAATCTTCAAGTACACGATGTTCGACACCATTATGGTCTACCCAACGTTGCAACATGAGATTGTTCCAGGAGAATCCTTTGCTTTTACGATCTTCAAATGCTTCAGTAAGACCAACTTTGTTTTTACTGCCTTTAGTACGCACCCCTGGATATGCTGAAAACACGTTATCACTAGTGTCGCCACGCATACATTTTTCAAACAGCATCCATTCTGGATCTTGTGCGGCTTTAGGTTCGCCTGTCTTTTTGTCTTTAACGGGTTTACCTTTAGCATCAAATGTGCCTTCGTGTGTAATATGCAAATCGCCTACACCGTTATACTGACTTACATTATGTTTAATTAACTGTGCAAAATCGCCGTCCGTACTAATGATAACATGCTTTGCATCCGGATGGGCCTGTGTCCAACCAGCAATCAAATCATCTGCTTCTAAACGTGGGTGTTGTAGTATAGTACAGTTAGTCTTTTCTGTAACAAACTTTTTAAATTCGTCAAATGCTTCCCAGAACAATTTATCTTCTTCTTGTTCACGTTCAGTCAATGCGTCTCTAGCTTCTTTACGATTGGCCTTATATGGAGTATAAAAATCTTTACGCCAGCTACGACCTTCGAGGCAGAACACTACGTGAGTACCACCGAAGTCATTCCACGCTTTTTTAATACTGTTAAGTGTAATATGAAAAGCCATGCCAAGTTTGATATCAGCACTACCTTGTACTACGTGTCTAGCACGAAAGAATGTGTTAGCAGTATCTACAATAATATACGTATTCAACGCCATAAACTATCCATTCTCTTTTTAAATAAATCATACATTTGTTGAAGTTTGATACCGGGCAAATATTTCTTTACAGCAAGTGCCTTGCGTTGCTCTGAAAGAATTTGCTCTTTTCGTTTATCGTCAGTAACCTCAACAAGTTTAAAATTATTCGTTTTACTTCTAAAACGAACAGCATACAATGGATCGCCTCGCTCTATATTAAGTTGCTCAATGTTTGGATCCATAAAACAGCAAAAATTAGTAGGCCTAATCCATTTACTAATGTTATACTCTCCTGTGATATTAGTCAAGCCATTATGAAACAATGGCGGATCAATAACCTCCATTGTTACATCATCACCATTATTAATAAACACATATTGGAGTAAAATAGTAAACATTGGACGATTGAATAGCAAGGCACGTTCGGGCAATCCAATTTGTAAAAATGCTCTGAGATCCTGCCCATTTGCAGTATTAGTTATGGTAAACTTTCCATCAGTGTGACGCTGGATTGAAAATGATAGCGGGCTGGTAATATAGTATACATTTTTTAAATAGTCTACTACTGCGGGGCAATTAAACGAATCTAACTTTGATTGATTGCTTAAAAATGTCAAGGCACTAACAGGCTTTTGAATCAATGGATCTAATTCAAAAGGCGAAAGGTCGCCTTGACCATTTTCAAGAAGACCTAAAAATTCTATAGTGTTGTAGTTCATCCAATCTCTGATCTGTTTGCATCTAATTTCTGCACATTGATAAATCCTTGACTACGATTCATATCTAAACCTTCGTCACTGAGCATGTTACGTGCTAATGATTTAAACCACATATCTACCACAGTTTCATCAGTATCACCATCAAAACCGTATCCAGCTTGTCTTAATTGTGCCACAAAGTATTCGTTCCAGTCAAGCTCAAAAAAACCATTTGCTGGATTGTCTTTGTTTACATGAGTTTCTAATACAGCGACCCAAGGTTCTTTTCTTTTATTTGCACGTTCTTTTGGTGTTAACTTGGCTTGTTCTTCTGCTTCTTGTGCTTGTGTTGCGGCCTCAGTTGCTACCTTGGCGGCTTCTGCCGCGGCCTCTGCTATAGCTAACGAACGTTCTGCTTGTGCTTCAATCTTATCAATACCAAAAATCTTTTTAATAAATTTATTCATTAAGTTCCCCACTCATTTTTAAATAGTGGCACTTGTAACCGGTCACTGTAACGTAGTCCGTTTTTCATTGCCATAATAGCCACTGCTCGATTGTTTAGTGCGTAAACACTTTCAACACCACCAACAGGCATTAGATAAACATGTCCTTTAAATCCTGCCGCACGGTATTCGCTTGTGGCTTTAAGTGCATAGTCTCGATCTTCCTCTGTAGCAATGACAAACTTCAAATATGCTGTGCCAACTTCCTCGTATTCACAAACAACTTCTGGAAGAATAGCTTCCTCCCACTTCTCGCCACTACATGGAAGTTTAGCACTAACACTGAATGTAAGTTCTTTACCTACTTCACTATTCCACTTTCTCAAGTATTCTTTAAACTCTGGTGTAAGTTTTTGAGTACCGTTTGTTTCAAACGTAATCTCTTTCAATGCTTTCATCTTAGAATTGTTAAGCAAGTCTGGGTAAGCACGTTGCCAACCTAGCAAAGGCTCCCCGCCAGTAATTACTAAATGTTCATCCAACCATTCGTTGTGTGGAAGAATTTCCATAATGCGATCTGTAATAGCTTCACTGGTTAGCATTGGGCTTAGATCTTTAAACTCAGGCATCCATGACGCATAGCTATCGCACCCTGTACTGACTAGTGGAAGCTCTTCGTACTTTTGAAAAGACTCGATCATTGTATGTGTGGCCGCAATGTCAATAGCTTCGTGACTCATTTCGCCACGTGGCATACCAAAGCCAGCACATTTAAAGTTACAACCAAATGTGCGTAGAAACACAGA